GTTTTACTTCTTGTTGTTCTGTTAAAACAAAGTCAAATTTCCAATCAGCATTTATTGGATTTGAAGTTATATTTTGTGTAAAATTTAATTCATTTTCTAATATGTCAATAGCTATATCTTCTACACGTTGTATTAAATTACCATTTTTAGTTCTACCAGCTATATTAATAAAATAATCTCTTTCATAAAGTTTATCTACAACAATATCTTGAAATACATAAATATTTCTTAAATTAGCAATAGTTGCAAAACTAGCTCTTGATCCACCACCATCATATATTGGTACACCCCAATAAATACTTTGATTTGAAGATGAATTGAAAAAACCTCTTAATATATTATTGTAATTAGTATTATTTATAATGCTATCAGGAGTGTCAATTCTTTCACTTTCACCTAATAAAGTTACAGGGCTTTCAAAATCGTGTTGACTATTTGGCACCATAGCAGGTGTGGTAAAAAATAAATCATCTTCATTTTCTCTATTTTTTTCCCATACTATATCTTCACTATCAGTTAAAACTGAAGCAGCAGAGAGAACTCCAATGTCATCTCTTATTATTAAATCGCCTTCTGACCAAAATGTTGCTGGAGAAGCATATGAACGTATTGAGCTACCTAGTTCACCATATTTTCTAGGAGTAAAATAACTCATATCATAGAATATTTTAGTAATACAAGGAAAACTTCCTATATTACCTCCTAAATCAAATTTTGCAAAACATCCACCTTCTAAAGCTATAGCGTGGTTTCTAGCATACATATGTAAGCCAGTTGTTTTTAATCCATTTTGAATCCATTCTACTGGAAATTCAGGTTCTTTTTGATGTGATGAAAAATTAGAATCTCTATGGCTCCAAAATTCTACTCCATCTACTTGTGTTGTTATTTCGTTAAGTTCAGTAGGTTGCCAAAAGTTATAAGAAGGTGTATTGTTAGGATTCCAATCTTCATCATACCTTGTTTTCATAGTTGAACTTCCTGAGCCTTGCCCATCACCACCAGGAAAACTATAACTTGTAACGTGGTCAGATATATCATCATTAAGACCATTAGCATAACCTATAAAATAGTTTTCTGATGGAGCATACTTACTACCTTGTTCATCCATAAAATTTTTAGAATAAAATGAAACCTTTTCTATAGGTCTATAAGCTCTTGCAGGAACACCAAGTTCTCCAGTACCAACATATGTATCACCATCTTTATCATATTGGCTATAAACATAAGTGTTTCTATTAAGAGAAATATGTGCAGAAAGACCTGTACTTGAGTTTGTAAAATCATAAAATTTATCTGAACTAGTCATTTGATAAAAACTACCTGCTCCCCAACCTTCTACAGGTTGTTCAAATATGAATAGATGTCCACCATCATATACTGATAAATAAGCATTTTGAAATAAATAATTACTAGAAATAAATGTTGAATCTAAATTTTCATTGTTAAAATCAATTTGAGTTCCACCATTCCAATAACCATAAACTGCTTGTTCAGGTTTATCTATTTCTAATCTATCTAATTTATTAAATATCATTGGTGAAGCATCTATATGTCCATATACAGCAGGATATGGTTTGTTATAATCTTTTTCTGTATATTGTACTGGGTCCTCAGGAACTCTTGTTGATGGAACTAACGCTGATAAAGTTTGTTGTGTATAATCTTCTAATTCTAATGTTAATGAATCTTTATTTTGTGTAAATCTTCTTATTGTTCCAGTATATATTAATAAACAATCATCTATACTATCAATACCTCTTGCTGTGTAATAAATTTGACATACTGATTTTAATAAATTAATTACATTATCACTAAATTTTTTACCTGCATATTTGTAATTTGAAACTTCAACTGAAACACTTGAAATAGTAAATTTATTATTAATAATATCAGCAGATTGTGTTAAAGTGGGTATATTTTGTAGTAAAGGAATATAATATTCATTTTCACCATTAGAATTTTTTATACTTGTTTCTTTAATTGATAAGTTTATAGTTTCTGATGCAGCACCTTCAAAATCTTGATTAGCTTGATCTATTCTTACACCTTTATAAATTCTTAATACAGGGTATAATGTATTTGATACGCCACTACCAATAGCTTTTTTTAGTTTTTCAGGTAATTGAATCATTAATTCATACCAAAATCGCTACCTCTACGGACAGCTTCTTTAATTGATTCTGCAAGTTGACCTTCTACAAAATCTTGTGTCATAACATTACCTGATATATTTACATTTATTGTTCCACTTCCAGAAACACCACTATTCATTTGATTTAATGCTTCTAATCCAATAGAATTTACAGCAGCTCTACTCATTACAAATTCACCTTGTTCTGCTTCAATTAAAGTTCCACCATAAGAATGTCTTTGACCACCAACTAGACCACCTTGTTCCATTCCATATCCAGCTTGTTGACTGCCTCCACCTCCACCATCAGAACCAGAACCTATATTATTTGCAGCCATAGCAACTTGTCTAGCTTGTACTAAACCTGATGCAAGAGATGCAGCATATGCTAATTCTGGAAATGGTGGTGCAGCTATTTTTGCAATTTGTGCTTTTGTTGATGAAGCAGAAGCAAAAGCATCTACAACAGCAGCAGTAGCTTGTATTGCAGCAGCACCTTTAGCATTTTTTTCACTCATACCAACTAAATCTCCAGTTGCAGAAATTACCATTGAATAAACTTTCATTTTTGTTTGTGCAACTTGCAATTCTTTTTGTTTTTCTTTATCTAACAAAGCAATTCTTTTATCAGTCAACATTTCAAGGACTGCTGTGTATTGCTCCATAAGTTCTTGGTCTGCACCTATTGCTTCACCATGTGCTATTAAGTTTTGTACAGATTGTATGTTTGATTCTACATTTGCAAGTTGTGCTACATCAGTTTTTCCATACATATCAAGAATTTGTTCTTGTGTTGCTATAAATGATTCATAAGTTGCAAATCCTGATTCAATCGCAGCTATATAAGACTTTATAGAAGCTATACTTTTTTTAAGTTCTTCATCTTCTTGATTATACAATTCTACACCAGTTTCTGTAACTTGATTATTTTTATCTTGGCTTTCTGTTAAATTTTGATAAACTATATCTTTTACCCCTAACATATTAGCTAAATCTAGTGATGATTGATTTAATTTATCAAGTTCCTCAGCAGATAATGTTGCTTGAAGAAGATTTTTTGATTGTGCTGAAGTTGTTGCTGATAATTGAGATTCTAATTCTTTTAATTCATTTTTCAATTCTTTGATTGATTTACTTTGCATTTCTTTTAAAAAAGCATCTAAAGATTGTTTTGCATCATCTAAACCATCATTTGAATCATTAAAAATACCAGATAAAACTAATAATTCACTTGCTAAAATACCTACAGCAGTAGCTAAAGCACCATAACCAAGCATTGTTTGTTTTTTTATAACACTAATTAATACAGTTCTATATGCAATCATAGCACCTACAAGTGTTCCTCCAACTACAGCAGCATAAGATTTAATTCTTTCTGTATCAAAAGCATCAAAAATTGCAGTCATAGCTTTAGCAAAACTTTCAATCATAGGTAAAGCAGCTTTACCAAGACTTTCTTGGAAATTTTCTAAAGAAGCATTTAATGTTTGAAATGATTGATTTGATGTTGGTAATTCTTCATTTAGCGATTTTAATTTATTTCTAGCAGCTTCTAAAGCAGCTTCTGTAAATGCTTGTCTTTTTTCAAAATCAGTTAAAGTATCTGCTGTTTTTCCAACTTCTCTTGCATATGTTTTGTAAGCATCATTTGATTTAACAATTATACCAATATTATCAAGCATAAGACGTGATTGACGACCAATACCAGTAACAAGAGATTGTATTGAAGTATTTACATCAACACCAAGAGCATTACCTAATCTTTGAGCCATATCAAACATATTAGCCATTTCATCAGAATTTTTAGTTACTCCAAGAATCATAGCATTGTTTGCTTGTTGTAGTAAATCAAAATTAGATAAAGTTCCATTAGTTGCATCTCTTAACTTACTTATTGAAGATGTTGCATTTAATGTGCCACCTGATAAAGATGTAAAGGCTCTTTGCATATCTTGTATTTTAGCAGCTTGTTTTGTAAATTGTATAATTTGCCTAATACCAAGCGACATAGCAAAACTAAACAATAACATATGTGATCTCATTGTTGCTAACGAGTTATCTAATAGTCTATTAGTAGATAACATTCCAGCTGCAGATTTTCTATTTTGTTGCATAGCTAATGTAAGTTGTTGCATAGCAACCCTGTTGCCTTTAGCTGCTTTACCTACAGTAGCGTAACTAATTCCTAAATCTTTAAAAGTTTTGTTTTGTGCTTTTAATTTTGCTGTCATATTAGCAACAACAACATTATGGTTTTTACCAGAAACAGTTAAATTTTTTTCTGCTGCTTGTATTGCTTTTATTGCAGTTACTATTTCTTTTTGACCAGATGGTTTAAACTTTACAACAATATCCGACATCTATTTCGCCTCTTTCTTCGCTTTTTCTTTTACAGAATTTATCTTCTTCGCCATCGCATTTTTAATTATAAAAAAATATTGAATCCATCTTGCAGGTTGTTCACCATAACTGCCACTATGTGCAGGTGTGCCTGTTTCAGTACAATATAAGTATTTATTTAGGAGTTTAATATATTTTTCGTCTCGTATATGATTTATGCAAGTAAAGAATGGAATTTGAGATATTATACTTTTTGTCACGTCAAAATCCTTTCTTTTTTCTTCATTAAATCTTTTGGTTTCAAGGGCAATCAACTCTATGACTGCCCATATATCATCAATAGATCTAAACTCTCTTGTTTCGTAACCTAATTCGGTTTTTACAGGTAATTGTGCTTCGTATGGAAATTCACAATATTGACAGCCTCCACAGCTATCAGACATAATTGTCAGTTCTACTTGGAGGCTTTCCCTTCCCCCACTAAAAGATATTCCTGCATTTTTACAAATATTTCAGTTCTATCTTGAAGTGTTAAAGTTTTTAGAAACTTATCAGATGTATCACCATTAACGCCAAGACGAATCCATTTAGTCATAGTAGTATTCATCATTTTCATACCTGATGGATTACCTTTTTCGTCATAGTTATATACTACAGAATCAAGCATTTCATCTCTTTCATCTATAGATACATCTTTTAACTTTATCTTTTTACCAGATTCAAGTTTAAATTCCATTGTTTATTCCTTTATTTTAATTAACAAGCTACTTCTACTAAAGCGTTAGAACCATCGCCAACACCTTTAACAGATAAATCTAACATCATAACATCTGCTTCATTAAATGCAACATTTGTTAAGATTGTTTTTGGAATACTAATACCAAAATTATCTGCTGCTAAACCACTTTGATGATTTAATAATGTAGCTTGTGCTGCTGTAGCACTTTGTTGTGTTTGATTATTAAACTTTTCAAAGAAATCTTCAGTTTTATCATCATACTTAACTGTAGCATCTAATGTTACAGAAAATTCACCTGCTCTTGATATAACTTCATATCCTGATGATGTTACACCAGAAAATGTAGCAGGGTTTTCCATAGTCATAGAAAATGAACTCATAACTAAGTCTGCAACACCATATACTTGTCTATATCCTGCTACGAAATTAGTCATAAAATAATTTTCAGAAGCTGCAAAAGTTGTGTCTACTGTTGTTGCTGCATCTGTCAAATCTTCAACTGTTGAACCAGTTTGGAATGTAGCAGAAAACTTAATTCTACCACCTTCTGTACCTGTATCACCATTTAATGTCAATGATGTACATACACAATCTTTAAAAGCCATATCAGCATTTGTTCCGAAAGCAGATTTAATTACTATTGAAAGTAATGTTCCTGCTTGACTAGAATCTCCTGAACCAACATTTGTAGTTGCTTGATTTGATGCAAAAGAGTAAATGCTACTAGCTGAACCTTCTGCTTCACCTGTAATATTTTCTAATAACATATCAAGTGCATTTGTTGTTGCTGTTCCTGATACTGATAATTCTTTTACTGATGCTTTGACATCTTGAAAAAAATCTTCTTTTTGTAATACTCTACTACCATTTCTAACATCCAATACTTGTGTTGGATTTAAAGATGGTGTACCTACTGAATCTACATCTAAAGCATGATAAGCGTTACCACCACCTGCTTCTATTGTGCCAAAATCATCTTGTTCTGCTATTAAAAACTGAAATTCTTTTGGCGAGTGAGCTGCTGTTGAAATAGCCATTATTTACTCTCCTTTTTCTTTTTTGTTTTTACTTTTTCTACATAATCCCAAGCAGGTTTTGGCACTTTATCAACCTTAACTTGCTTTCCAGAATTTATTTGTTCTATCAAAGACGAATCATAACCTCTATACATAAAACACCAAAGTTGTGTAATAGGATTGTCTTTATCTTTAAGTTTTATTTTCATATATACTCCTACGCTGTATTACTATGATGTTGTCCACGCCATTCAAACTGTACAACATATTCGTTTTGGTCATCTAAAGCGTTTAATTCAGTTGATTCTATCCTGCAATTAAAACATTCTGTTGCAGGAGTATCACCCAAAGTCATAGTAATGTTATCGTGTATTAACGCTTCAATCCTTGATACATACCTTAAAACGTGGTCTAATGATGTTTTGTTTACATTAGGATCGGCAAAATAATAAAACATATTTACCTGAAACTCTCTTAATTCACCATTAACATTGTATTCTATAAGGTTACTACCTATAGGGTCTAACCTTAAATATTGTGAGCCTTGTTCTTTTTGCTCGTGTCCAATATATACAGGTAATCCACCCTTAAATTCTGTTCTTAATATATTCCTTAATTTATTAAGAATATTGGTAAAATTGCTAGTAAAAGTTACTGTCATTCTGTTTCATATCTCCTATATGATGTTTTTCTAGTTCTTGTCATTTTTACAGATTTACCACTAGAAGCATCTACATCTTCATATTTACCAAAACATTCTATTTCCCATTCATCATCTGCAATAGCGTTTGATGAACCAGCAAATCTTATTTCTAATCCACCTGCAAGTGGTTGATAATCACCAGATATAACTGTAGCACTTTGTGCAAGTTGATTTTTTAATTTAGTAGAATCTTTAGTATACA